AATACTACTGTAGGTATTAGACAATCTATAGTGGGTGTTAGCGGTACAGGTTCTGTAAACAATGTTCAACCGAACATTACAGAAAAAGTAACAGGTACGTCTTCTACTGGTGCTGTTAATACTGTCGGTATAGGTAACAGTGTAATACTTACTGGTGTGGTTGCTACTGGTGCAGTAAACACCGTAGGCATTAGTAATAGCGCAACACTGTCGGGTGCATCAGCAACAACATCAGTTGCTCCGGTAGCAATTAATGGATTTGAAGTTGATATATCTGAAAACCTGTTAAGCGTAAGTGCCACAGGTTCAGTGGGAACTGTCGGAATTGGAAACAGTTCTACACTAACAGGTGTATCTGCTACGGGTGCTGTAAACATCGTTACAGTATCGTCTAATACCGTTGCAAGTGTTGCAGGAGTAGGAGGGGAACTTAATCCTCTCAAACCTTTTACAGCAAGCGGTGATGCACAGCTTTCTACAGCAGAAAAAAAGTTTGGCACTGCTAGTTTACTACTAGATGGAACAGGTGATTTTGTAACAACAAGTTACACTTCAAGTCTGTTAACAAGTTCAGAATGGGCTGTAGATTTTTGGGTTTATTCTTCAACGCTAACAAGTCAAACTGCTCATCTTTGGGATGGACAAAACTCTAACTCTGGTTTTGCTTTACGTATTAGTAGTGGTAATTTACAAGTAATTAAAGATGGTGCTATAGCTAGGTCAGTTAGCGGACAATTAAGTAACAATACTTGGCATCATATACGACTACAAAGAAGGTTTGCCTTTACAGAAGTATTTGTAGATGGATTCCTAAGAGGTCAGCAAGCAGGTGCAGGATACAATGCTCATACCTATGTAATTGGGGCTAAAGAAAATGGTTCCGAAGAATTTACAGGATACATAGATGAGTTTAGAGCATCTACACCAACAGGTCTTTCTGCTGCAAGTTTTACACCTGAAACAGAGGCATACTCTTTAGATGGAAATACAGAAGCACTGCTTCATTTTGACGGAACAAATGGTTCTACTACAATTACGAATGAAGCATCTAATGTAATTAATCTTACAGTAACAGGTGCAGCCAATACAACACTTACAGGAGTATCGGCTACAGGTTTTGTAAACACAGTAGAAGAAAAGCCGACAGAAGTTCTGTTAAGTGTGAGTGCCACTGGTTCTATCGGCTCTGTACGTCAAAATCCGGGGGCGGGTCTGACGGGAGTTGCCGGAACGAGCGTAGTAAATCTACCTGCGCCCTCTGACGCTATCACTGTTTTTGTGGCGTCAGCATACGACAGGCGAAATACGGTACACGTTGTTCCGAACGCTTTGACATTCCGCTCTGTAGATACCGGAGCCGCAGCGACAGCGTACGACAGAACACGGATGGTTACCGTCATTCCATCTGCGCTTATCTTCCGTTCAGTGGACAGCGGGGCTGCAGCAGACGCATACGACAGGACACGTATGGTTAGTGTTCTTCCGAAACAAACAAGTAACTATAGAAGGGCAGCGTAACGATGTCTCTCAAATGGCCAGATAAAGACCCTGACGACCAGCTAGACTACTCTATTAACTGGGGTCCGGCCCTTGACGGCGACACCATTTCTTCGCTTGTCTGGAAAATCTATGATGAAGACGGGACGCTGCAAACTTGGTCTGACAGCCAGATTGTTAACGGCTTGCAACTCGTCAGTCGCACCAACACAACCACCATTGCCACGATTTACTTGGGCAGCGGTACTGCTTTTACAACGTACAAGATTGTTTGCCGAATGACAGCGAGTGATGCAACTATCCGCGAACAAGAGGTTCGAATCCGTGTTGTGGAGAAAAATTGATGGCGTATAACTACCTTTCCCTTTCGAACGAAGTGTGTCGCCGCCTCAACGAGACGGAGTTGACATCTAGCAACTTTGCATCGGCCAACGGATTTTACGCCCAAATCAAAGACGCAGTGAACGCTTCTATCCGAGACATTAACCAAAAACATTTTAGCTGGCCTTTTAACCACAACTCAGATGACATCACTCTCACGGCGGGGGAACTTCGCTATCCTCTGCCGGAAAATGCTAAATATACGGATTTCGACACGGTGCGACTCGCTCGTAACACGGCACTAGGCATCGGCTCGGCTAAACGTCTCAAGCAGATGTCCTACGACGAGTATGTTGACCGGTATATCGACCAAGAGTACGAGACGGATACGACAAAAGGTCAAGCACCGGAATATGTCGTACGTTCTCAGGACGGTGACATAATCGTTGCCCCGATGCCTGATGCGGCTTACACCATCGAGTACGAATTCTTTATGTTCCCCGCAGACCTAGAAGCGTACGACGACGTACCATCAGTACCCTTCCGTTTCAAGCACGTTATTGTTGACGGGGCTATGTACCATTCTTACATGTTCCGTGACAACTTGGAGTCCGCCAGTATCTCTCTTCGCAAATTTGAAGATGGGTTGAAGCAGATGCGTACTCTTCTTGTAAATGAAAACATATATGCAAGGCCTGTTTGATGCCTGACCGCTGGCAAACATACCCTTTCGAGTTCAAGGGCGGACTCATCACAAACCTGTCTCCTTTCCAGCAGGGTATTCAGGCTCCGGGTTCGGCGCGTATCCTTCGTAATTTTGAACCGTCAGTGTTTGGTGGATACCGCCGCATCGAAGGGTACGAAAAGTTCGATAGTAACGCGCTTACCAACTCTGGTAACATCCGGGGGATTACCCGCTACGATGACAAGGTATTCGCTAGTCGTGGCGACGGCCTGTTTTTTTCAACGGGTTCGGGCTGGACTGAGGTAACCGACAACGCTACGTATAGTAGTGGTGGCATCGTTCTTGGGGGTTCGGGTAAGATTCGCTTCCTCAAGTATAACTTCGACGGTACGGACAAACTGATGATTGTTGACGGGACGGGTAAGCCGTTCAGGTTCGACGGAACAACTTTTGAACAGTTGACATCCCTTCCCGCTGACACGTCCGGTTCGAGCCACATCGTAAATTTCAAAAACCACGTTTTTTTAGGAAACGGCAAGAACCTCGTTTTTTCGGCCCCTTACGAAGATGATGACTTTACAAGTGCGAGTGGTGGTGGTATAATAAACGTAGCCGATATCATCACGGGTTTGATTGTTTTCCGCGACCAGCTTATTATTTTTAGCGAAAATACTATCAACCGTCTGGTCGGAAACAGTATCGCAGACTTCCAGATGCAACCCGTATCTCGTGATTTGGGATGTGTGGCCGAAGATACGATTCAGGAAATAGGTGGTGACGTTGCTTTTTTAGGTCCGGACGGTATTCGCCTCTTTTCCGCAACGGACCGAGTTGGTGACTTCAGTCTCGGCGTGATATCCAAGCCTATTCAGACTGAGATGCTCGACCTCATCTCATCTAGCCCCGGAGGTTTCACTAGCACGGTTATTCGAGAGAAAAGTCAGTATCGTCTGTTTGGATATAACTCTGGGTATTCAAACACTGCTGCAAAAGGAATTGCGGGGACACAATTGCAGGAAGGTATGTCGTGGAATGACTTGCGGGGTATCAACGCTTACGTAACCTTTAGTGAGTACGACGGGTTCGCGGAGCGGATTTATTTTGGGGCATCTGATGGATACGTCTATAAAATGGAGCAGGGTAACACGTTCGACGGAACGGATATTCCGGCAACTTTTGCAACTCCATTCGTACCTTTGAATGACCCGAATGCCCGCAAAACAATTTACAAGGGGACTACATACCTAGATGTCAACGGGGCTTTCGACTTAGAATTTTCTCTCAAGTTTGACTTCGACCAACCAGACAGTCCTCAGCCAGACTCGATTTTGAGTACGGATGCGGGGGCATCTATAGCTTACGGGACTGGCATCTATGGAACCTCTCTGTTCGGAACAAAGCAAAAGGCTATCTTTGACGTTCAAACAGTAGGTTCGGGATTTACAGTGTCAATTTTGTACGAAACTACAGGTGCTAGCACTGACGCAGTATTTACCATCGACGCCGCTACCCTCGAATTCGGCACGTATGGGAGGAGATAAAAGATGGGTACAGGTTACACCCGCAACGACACACCAAACAACATAGCCGATGGAAACGTCATCAACGCCTCCGACCTCGACGGCGAGTTTGATGCAATCCAAGCGGCGTTTAACGCAACAACAGGCCATTCGCACGACGGTACTACCGGCGAAGGTCCGCAGATTGACACGGCGGGTATCGCTAATGACGCAGTAACACTTGGCACTAAAACATCAGGTAACTACGTCGCTGCTGGTGCGGTAAGCGGTGTGGGCCTTTCTGGTTCTGCGTCTAGTGAAGGCGCAACATTCACAGTCACATCCAATGCCACCTCTGCAAACACGGCAAGCACTATTGTTGCCCGTGATGCAAGTGGCAATTTTTCTGCTGGCACCATTACCGCTGCATTGACAGGTACAGCATCTAACGCTGCCCTGCTTGATAGCCTTGACAGCACACAGTTCCTTCGTAGCGATGCAGCCGATACCAAGACCAGCGGCGACTTGTCGTTCTCAGATAATGTCAAGGCCGTCTTCGGTGCTGGGTCTGACTTGCAGATTTATCACGATG